GGTTAATAGGATTAGGGCTCATTGGACTTTTAGTTGGTATTAAAAGTTTAGATCCCTATCCTGTTGAAGTACTAAGACTAAAGACTTTTGACTATTTCATATCAACTATAGAGGCTACAGAGTCTGAGATCATAACTCTTGTATCTATAGACGATGAAAGCTTAAATAAGATAGGTCAATGGCCTTGGCCTCGCAATACTTTTTGTAGTTTACTTGGTTCAAATGTAACTGGAGTAACTGTACTGTTTCCAGAAAAAGACAGATACGATACTGATAAAGATTTCTCAGATTGTATGACTTCTGTAGTAGTAGCTACTGCAGCAACAGACTCAAAGATTGGAGGAAAGCCCCCTCATGTTGGTACTGCTTCTATTGGAGAAGACCCACTACCCTACTTGACTCCTTTTGACGGAGTATTAAATAACGTAGAAGAGATAGAGAAGAGTGCTGTTGGTAATGGAATTACTTCTACAGCATATGAATTAGACGGGTTGGTAAGAAGAGTACCACTAGTTTTTAACATAAACAATACTTTGTACCCTTCCTTTTCCATGGAACTTCTTAGAAACCTGGCACAAGCTCCTTCTTACGCTATAAAAACTAATAGTATTGGAGTAGAAGCTTTAAAGATACAGAACTTCGATATTATAAAAACAGATTCTCAAGCAAGAATCTGGGTAAACTGGAATACCAAGTTCAAAGAAGTATCTGCAATCGAATACTTTCAGAGTCCTCAGCCTAACGTCGCAGCTATAATAGGAGTGACAGCAAAGGGTGCTTCCACTTTAGTAGCAACTCCAGCAGGTTTGAAAGCTCCGCATGAAATTCAAGCTTCTGTACTTTCTACTTTAGCACAAGGGAACAATATTTCGCGTCCTGAATGGGCAGAGGATTTAGAATTATTAGCTTTGTTAGGTGGATTATTTATACTTTTACTACTGAGTTTTAAAGTATACTTTTCAGTCCCCGCATTAATACTGGCTATTGGAGGTTCTTATTGGTACACCTTTAATGCTTTCACTACAGAACAAATACTTTTAGATCCTTCTTTTGGAATAGTAGCTGCAGTAATCATTTGGGCTGCTTCATCTTTTACAAATTATTTAAGGGAGTTCAAGCTAAAACAACAAATTAAGAAACAGTTTGAGCACTATCTTGACCCAGGGATGGTTAAGAAATTACAGGATAATCCTAAACTTTTAAGGCTAGGAGGCGAACGACGAGAAATGACATTCTTGTTTTCAGATATAAGAGGGTTTACTCCAATATCTGAGAAGTTTAAAGAAGACCCAGAAGGGCTGGTAGAGCTAATAAATATATTTCTAACTAATCAGTCTGACATAATTTTAAAACATGGTGGTACTATAGATAAGTTTATGGGAGATTGTATAATGGCGTTTTGGAACGCACCTTTAGATGATCCGAACCACAGAGAGAATGCAATCAAAGCTGCTATCGAAATGAGAGTAGCATTAGAGGAAATGAATGATGTTCTCAGGGCCGAAAGAAGCATTGAAATCAATACGGGAGTCGGAATCAACTCTGGCCCGTGTGTTGTCGGCAATATGGGTTCTAGTAGTCGTTTTGACTATAGTGTTATCGGGGACGCAGTTAATCTTGCTGCTCGCTTAGAAAGTAGTTGTAAAACTTATGAAACGGATCTAATTATATCCGAATATAGTCAAGTTGATGGGTATGAATATACTTACTTAGACGATGCCTTAGTAAAAGGAAAGTCTGAACCAGTAAAAATATATACCATAGAAAAATAGTCCTTGACAAAACCGAACTATTTTTGGTATAATAACTGTTAAATTTATGGATGCTAAAAGCATCAAGCCTAGGAGTAAATCGTGGCACTTCGGTTAGACAAAATACAGCTAGGGACTCTCACAGTCCTAATAGTACAGTTTGCAGGAATCATATGGTGGGCATCTGGTGTACAAGCTTCAGTCGAGCGACTAGAAGGGCTACACTCAGCAGTCGATCATGACCGAGTAGAATTTTATCAAAGAATGTCTGTAGTTGAGACAAAAGTCGAGGGCAACAAGAGAATCTTGGAAAGACTCGAGGAGAAAATAGATGGAATGCAATAACCCAGATTGTGTTTGTACAGAAGAATTTTGTAATGAAGAAAATTGCAAAGACAAGGACTGCCAATGTTGGCAAGAGGCTAGTTAGGAGAAAGATATGGCAATAGCAAAAGGACCTGGTGGAGCGTACTGGATGGTACAAGATGAAGACGGTAATGTATCAAGTACTCACGCTACTAAAGAAGATGCAGAAGCTGCTGATGGAGGCGTTGCACCCGCACCTGCCCCTGAGCCTGCCCCCGCAATGGAAGAAGAAGGCGGTGAAGAGTGATTAACCTGTCGATGCGATCCGTGCGAGTGCTGGCATGACAACAAAGAATTACACATACGCTAAGCTAGCTCAGTTAGCCTATTGTAATCCAGGAGAGTCCAACGACCCTGCGTTTGATCGTGCTAAGTTCATGGAGTCGGATAACGCAGAGGCGTGGATGTTCTTCACCCCCGAAGCGACAGTTATATCTTGTAGAGGTACAGAACCTTCCCAACTGAAAGATATAACGGCTGACCTAAAGTTTTGGCGTATCGACCCCGCCGGAACTGGAGAGAAAATTCACTCGGGCTTCTGGTCTGAGGCTTTTTCTCTCTTCCCCAAGGTTATAAAGAATTTGCCTGATGATGAAAAACCTATCGCAGTAACAGGACACAGCTTAGGCGGTGCAATGGCAGTTATTATGACTGGGTTTCTTTTAAAGTCTGGTTATAATGTAAAAGAATTATACACTTACGGACAGCCTAGGGTTGGTAATCGTGTATTCTGTGAACGAATACAACGAGACTGTGGTGACTGGCAACGTTTTGTTAATAATAATGATATAGTACCAAGAGTCCCTTTGAAAATGGGATGGTTATTCTATGATGGGGGTACTTTAAATTATATTAATACTCATGGCCAGATTAGAAATTTAACTTGGTGGCAGAGCTTTAAAGACTCTTGGAGAGGAAGAAAAGCTGCGTGGAAAAAGCGTCAGTGGTTTGACTCTTTTTATGATCACTCTGCTATGCTTTATAGGAACGTATTAAAAGATGATTGACAATGAATTAGATCCACATGATTTTTGGCTTAGTCAAGTACTAGATGACTGTCAAAATACTTTAATGGATCTACAGCGTAAGTACGGAAAAGAAGAACTATCTTTAGATGAGATAGATCCTAATGATTTAGGTACTATAAATATGGCTACTGGATTCACCCACCTATACAGATTAGCGCAAGCTAATAAATTAATAACTAACCCACAAGAGGAGCTATCCCACCCGGGAATAGTCGTACACTAAATGTTAGAAATCAGCAGAGCGGATGTCTTGGGGGATCAGTTAATGAACTACTCAAGCGAAGAAAGATTTATAAAGCTCCCCGTAGTCCCTTACCTGGATTTATTAGGCATAGAAGCAATTCCTTCTCAGATAGGAATTATAAATGCAATAAATAATCCTAAGTATCGTTTCATAGCAGGAGCCTTGTCTCGACGACAGGGTAAAACCTATATAGCTAATATAATTGGACAACTAACGGTTTTAGTTCCTGGAAGTAATGTACTACTTATGTCTCCGAACTATTCGCTTTCTCAAATTTCTTTTGATCTACAGAGAAATTTGATAAAGCACTTTGATTTGGAAGTAGTTAGAGATAACGCAAAAGATAGAGTCATAGAACTCTCTAATAATTCTACTATAAGAATGGGATCTATTAATCAGGTAGACTCAGTAGTTGGAAGAAGTTATGATCTAATTATTTTTGACGAAGCAGCTTTGACCGATGGACGAGAGGCTTTCAATGTCGCTTTGAGACCTACACTAGATAAACAAAACAGCAAGGCGTTGTTTATTTCTACTCCTAGAGGCAGGAATAATTGGTTTGCTGAATTCTTTTATAGGGGATTTAGTGATGAGTTTCCAGAATGGATTTCCGTTAAGGCAACTTATCATGAAAACCCTCGACTTAGTGAGACGGATATCTCAGAGGCCAAAAAGTCCATGTCCACGGCTGAATTTTCTCAGGAGTACTTAGCTGATTTTAATACTTATGAAGGGCAAATTTGGAATTTTGATTATGAAAAATGCACTACTAATACCGATCAGTTTAATCCTGAAGGTATGGATGTATTTGCAGGACTTGACGTAGGATACAAAGACCCCACTGCTTTCTGCGTTATTGCTTACGATTGGGATAGCCAACTTTATTATGTAGTAGACGAGTATATTGATGCAGAAAAAACAACGGAGCAACACGCTCTTGAGATACAAAAACTTATTGACAAATGGGATATCGACTATATTTACATCGATTCGGCAGCGCAGCAGACTAGATTTGACTTCGCACAGAACTATGATATATCCACGATTAACGCCAAGAAGTCAGTACTGGATGGTATTGCACATGTCGCAAATGCCGTAGACAATAATCGATTACTGGTAAGTCAGAAGTGTGAACATACTTTAGAATGCTTAGACCAGTATCAGTGGGACC